CCGACCCTGGTCTTACCGGACGGGCTGGAGGTGCAGATCCCGGCGTTGAGTCTCGGCATACGCCAGTGTTCAGCGTGTAACGCCAACATCCATTTCCGCCATAAATTCACGCTTCCGCAGGAACCTGAACTCGAAATCGTAGTGCCTTCGGTGTTTTGATGGCTGAACCTTCTTCCGCCGATTTCTCCGAATCCGAAGCTGATTCCGCTGATTTCAAGGAGAAGCTCAAGGAATCGATCTCTTTTTTCGAGAGCAACTTCACGATCAAGGACATGGGCGGCCACCTCCATACGCTGGGGGAGGACTGCGAGACTTGCGGGACCACCGGCGGGCTGAAGTTCGCCCAGCGCAGACTGCTGGCTCTGTACCTGTGGGCGAAGGAACGGCGTATGCCCATCCGGATTATCATTCTCAAGGCCCGTAAAGAGGGACTCTCGACGCTGGTCGAGGCGTTGATGCTCATGGAAGCACTCAAGCGGGGCATTGATGCGCTGGTGATTGCCCACGATAAGGACGCCACCCAGAAGATATTCGAGATCTCCGAGCGGTTCTACCGCACTTACCCCGAGAAAAAGCCGGATTTGGCGAAGTGCAACGTGAATGAACTGAAGTTCAAGGATCAGGAAGGGCATATGCAGGTCTTGACCGCCGGGAACGTCTATGCCGGAACGGCCCTCACGCCGCAGTTTCTCCACGCCTCAGAGTCGGCCAAGTGGCCCAAGGGCGTTCAGACAGCCACGGCCCTCTGGCAGTCGATTGCTCATCTGCCGGATACCTGCATCATTGTCGAATGCACGGCCAACGGCTTTGATCCGCTCTTCAAGCCGATGTGGGACGAGGCGGCGCAGAACTGTGAGATCACCTGGGGTGGAACCAACGAGCTGCCGATTCCCACCGTGGAGGTTCTCAACCGGGAGAACTGGAACGGCTACATCCCGCTTTTCATCTCCGTCTTCGATGATCCTCAATACTCCAATTCGTTCAAGTACGATGGGGAGAAGGAGTGGTTTTCTAATTCCCTGGTGCCTGAAGAGCGGGATCTTCAGGCGAAGTTTCATTTGAGCGAGGAACAGCTCAACGCTTACCGCTGGCTGCTCAAGCACAAGTGCCGCAATGACAAGAACGTGCGCTTTCAGGAGTACCCGTACTCCCCTGAAGTGGCGTTCATTTACTCCGGTCGTCCAAGGTTCAACGTCGAAATCCTTTCCTCGATGCCCGTGGATAAGCCCGTGAGAGGGATCTTGGCTCCGGCGGCGCGGATGTCGCGCAAGATCGTCTTTCATCCGGAACCTGAAGGAGAGGTGTACCGCTGGGAGGAACCTGTCCCCGGCCACAGCTATGTCATCGGGGTGGATACCTCGGAAGGATTGATCCCTTCGGGAACGAAGAATCCCGATTCCACGGTGGCCCAGGTGTTTGACCGGACGATGGGCGGTGTGCAGGTGGCGAAAATCTACGGGCAGATTTCCGAGGACATCCTGGTGGAACCGCTCTCGCTGCTTTGTGAGTATTACAACGGAGCCTGGTGTGTCATTGAGAACAACTCCACGGGCAAGCTGGTGGCCGTTCAAATGGGGGAGAAGTACGACAAGCAGCGGCTCTACCGGGAACACGACGAGGAAGATCCCAAGCGGCGCAGCAAGCGGATCGGGTTCAGGACGCACGGCTTCAACCGGCGTCAGTGGGTGGGGCGGCTGGCCTCTTTGCTCAACGACCGCTCAATTGTCCTGAAGGATGAAAAGACGGTCAGCGAGATGGTTCACTTCCACATCACCGAAGGCGGGAGAGCGGAAGCGGCAACGGGCTATCATGACGATCATGTCAGTGCGCTCTGGCTGGTGGTCGTTGGATTCGATTCCTACCCGGACAGGCTCAAGCCTTACTCGCCCTACAACCAAACGACCACCAAGCCTTCTCGGTCCTACCGCTACAGCCAGCGCAAACGGCGCGATGATAAGCCCTTGAGAATCTACTGAATATCTTTTTCGTCGTAGGTCATGTGTAGACTTAGTGTGAGTTATTCTGCGATAGCAATACACGACTTGCCAAAAGGAGAATTCATGCCTCCAAAAACCAAGAAGAAAGTCAAGGTCGCGGCAGCCAGGAAAACCCCGCGTCCTGAGATTCAGTCTTTTGTTTGTTCCGTTGATAATGAAATTGATTCACTCAACAAAAAATGCAAAGCCTCTCGGGCTACTCCTCTCGGCAGACCTTCCAATTTAGGCCGCCAGTGGTTTGGTTGTGAGTGCGGGATGACCTTCACCGCTAAAGTGGCTTAATGGCTGATAACCTCGTCAACGAGATTAACCTCTCCTCGGAAAATCTCAAATCACTCGCTCTGGATCTGGACAAGAAAGTTCAGATTGCCGAAGAACACCGTTCCAACTGGGCTATGGATCACAAGGATTGGAACGATGCCTACTTCATGATTCCCGAGCAGGACAACAAAATGGACCCCTGGCCGGGGTCAAGCAATCTGTTCATGCCCTTGATCCGCGTTGGAGTCGATGGACTGCTGGCCCAGTTCCATGACGCCATGTTCAGCAACAACCCTTTCATCAAAGTCCGTGCGCTGAACGAGGAGAACTCCCAGGCGGCGGAAGACCTGTCGTTTTATTACGGAGAGCATTACTACACCAAGCAGGTTCCCTTCCGGCGCATTGGTGGAGATTATCTCTGGGATTGCCTGGTTTCCGGAACGGCCATCATGAAGAATCGGGTGGACCGCTCCGAGATGCTTCGCCGTAAACTTTTTCCTGAAACCAAGCCGAAGCGCGGAAGGCCAGCTCGGGGTATCGGCCAGATGGCGCAGGAATTTCTGGGCCGCCCCATGACTTCCCCGCTTCGAGAGCAAGTGACGACTTACAGCGAAGAAACTTATATCGAGGAAACCCGTTCGGTTGTGATCGAGAACACCTCGCTGGAGCAGATCTTTGTTCCTCCATCCGCAGGGCCGTCGATGCAATGGCCGGATTGCCCCTGGTATTACGAGCAGCATTTTCTGACCATCCAGGAACTCCTCTCTCGAACGCGGCAGGGCTATGACTTGCCGGATCTGGAGAAACTGCACTCCCTGGCAATCGAACGCTCGGCTTCCGAGCAGGAAGCGTCCGTGGCGGAAGTGACGGGGGTGAACTCATCCCGCAATCTCAAGAAGGTCGAGTTGCTGGAATTCTATCTACGCATCACTTTGCCCGCTGAAATCAAACACGCGATTCGAGCCGGGAAGATCGAAGAATACAAGGGCGACGAGATCAAGACACAGAAGTTCATGGACGAGGATGGATGGGAAGAAGAGGTGGTGATCTCCTACTTGCCTCAGATCCGCAGGATCGTTCGAGTGGTTCCGCTGGATCGGGTTCGGGCTGACGGCAAACGGCCTCATGTGGATATGCGCTACAACCGCATTCCCCGCTCCTGGTACGGCGAAGGACTCCCAGCTTCGACTCTCAACTTGAACCTTGCCATGAATTCTTTCTTCAACCAGATGGTCGATTACGGAACTCTTCAAAATCTCCCGTGGATTTTCTTTTCGCCTGATTCGATGGGTGATCTTCCGGAGAATCTCTATCTGGAACCGGGAGCCATGATCCCCACCGCTGATCCCCGAGGGGTCCATGCTCCCCGTCTTCAGGGTGATGTGGGGTTCTGGTACTCGGCCATCAACATGGTTCAGGCCCAGTTCGAGCGGGTGGGATCTGTGAGTGATTTCACCAAAGGCGTTTCTCCCACCAGGCCCAACGCCCCGGATACGGCCCGAGCCACGCTGGCAATGATCTCCAACGCTCAAGTGGCGTTTGACTGGAAGACGGCGGATTTCACCGAATCGTACAAAGAGGAATTCCGTCATGTCCATGAGCTTCACGCTCGAAACCTCACAGAATCTGTGAGCTTCGAGTTCTTCAATCGCAACACCCAAGCCTTTGAGACTCGCAATATCGAACCCGAAGTCTTTCAATCCCCTGTTGAGTTCGAGTTCATTCTCAATCCGTCCAGGACGGCGGAGCAGCAAACGAACCAGGCGTTGTTCTCCATGCTGGGCCAGACGATTGTTTCCGCCAATGGCGGCGATCCCAACATCCTCAGACCTTTGGCGAAGGATTTGTGGGAGTCCCACGGCAAGGACAACTTCGATGAAATCTGGCCCGCACCGCAGCCGATTGAAGTGATGCCGGGAATGCCTCAAGGCGGAGCCGCTCCTCAAGGGGGAGTTGCTCCTCAAGCACCGGGAATTCCTCCAGGTCAGGCTCCGGCTCCGGGGAACGGCAATGTTGCTGGCGGGATGCCTGTCTCCGGTTCCTTGCAGGATCTCTTCAGGGCGCAGCAGGGAAGGCCCGAAGGAGAACCCGTACTGGATGCTGAAGATGAAGGGGCCAATCTTTCCAATACTTGATGATGGATATCAAGAAACTTGCTCAAAAATCTCAGTTAGCTTCCGAGCCGGACCTCATTCGGGATGTTCTGGATGATCTGGAACTCACGGGTGATGAGATGGCTCAAGTTAAGGGCGTTGTGACACATCCCGGCTGGGATGTTATAGTCAAGAAGGTATGGGGGCGCGAAGCAATTCGGCATCTTCTGGTTTGCCGCAAAGTCGCTGGTACGCCGGAGGCTGTCCGGCATTCAGGAATCTATGAAGGTATTCAATTATGTTCGAGAGTTGCAAGGAAGGCGGCGTTCCCAGAGGAGCGAACACGCCAGCCCAGCACACAGAAGGAAAAGATACACCGAAACTTTAGCGGAGATTCGTTCCGAGGACGGACGGGATCGAGTCCTATCTAAAGTTTTGTGCGATCAATGCGGTGATCGTTTGAAAATGGTCGATACTCAACTGTGCTGTGAGTGTCATGCGTTTTATCGATGAAAAGGCAAATGCCATGAAGTCGATAAATCTCTGAGAGGGGCGGTTTACGGCGCATCTAAAAGACCGAAATCCGAAAGGAGTCTACCTCTCACCTGGAGGTTTTCGGTAAATTTGGAAGAAAGGATGAACTATGGCTGAAACGGTAACGGACGCAAGCCCACAACCTGAAGGAACAAATCCTCTGGATGGCAAGCCTGAAGGCGGGAACACTCCAGCCGGGACTGGTGTTGGTGAATCCCAGCCTGAACCCCCCTCTTACGAGGATCTCCAGCAGCAAAACCAGCATCTTTACCAGCAAAATCAGACGCTCAATAAGAATTACTCGGATTCGTCCAGGGCGGCCCAGCAGGATAGAGCGGAGAAACAAAATCTGCTGATGCAAAATCAGCAGCTCCAGATGAATCTTCAGCAGATGCAGCAACCCAATGGAGATAACGCGGATGGATTCAGATCAGTCGAGGACATAGCCAAGGGACTCATCGACGGTGTCGTCGATAACGATGCTTCGGCTGTGGGTCAGACGCTCAAAGAAGTGGAAGAGCGGGGCTTTAAGCGGGGCCAGGAGGCGACCGACGAGAGAAGAACTGTCGAAACTCAGAAATCTGCCCGGATGTCGCAATCTTCGGCTTTAATCAACTGGAACGCCCTGACCACCAACGGTGCGCCCAATACGGAAGATGCTTTCAGCAACGAGGTCTGGAACGCTTATGTGTCGCTGTATCAGGCTCATCAGCAGGGACAGTTCATGAATCATATCCCGAAAGATGAAATTGCCTGGAACGGCGGACCCCTGAATCCCCACCTGCTCAAAGAAGCGCAGTATGCGGTCATGCAGCGCGGCACCGCTCAAGCGGGTACGCCCGCACCTCAACCCGCCGCCACGGGAGGAACTTTTGTGGAGCCTTCCGGGTCTGGCACTCCTCCTGCGACTTCAAGGACTCCGGTTGGCGGCCAATCCGCTTCTTCGCTTTTATCCGATGGGGAAAAGAAAACGGCCAAGCTCTACATGAAAAAGGGCGAGATGACTGACGATGAAGCCTATCAGCGTTACTACGGCAAGTTGCCAGCCAATGTTCGGCGGGTTCGGGAGAAAACGGGGAGGTTCGTCACCACTCAGGATATGATCGAATCTGCCGCTTCCGTGGGCAAGGGAGGTCCGGGGTAGTGACAAGGCGCGGTTATTCCGACAAGCAGGATTTGATTCGCTGTTCGGCCTGTGGGTTTCCCAATGATCCCAACCAGCGGTCCTCCGGTCATGAATATATCGCTCAGTCCAACACGATCTCAGGTATTTCAGAACAAGCCTACGAGGTGGATAGCGGCGGCTGCGCCCGATGTTTTTCCCCGGAATGGAACTCCGGAGCCAAGATCACCTGGGGCCGACGACGACGATATTAAAAAAAATGTCAGACTGTTTCTGTTAAGTTGTAGCGCGAGAGGTCATTAGCGCGTTCGTTTGTCATTCAGACGAGCAAGCATCTGCAAGAGAGGGATTGGTGAGAGGCTTGTTTGCTTTGAATGCTTATGACGAATCGCGTTCATCAAAATCACTATCGAACTGCGGTCAATGTCCCAGGTGTGGGGCGTATACCCGTCCGAAAGGTTCTTCCCAGAACCATCGCAGAACGCCGCAAAGCTATCTTTGAAGCGGATAGAAAATCCAGGCAGATGGGCGAAGTGTTCAAACCTGAACGTGTTCAGGGAGCTGTGTGGATGGATGATTTCGTTGCCCAAAGAGAAACGGTAAGGCTTTGCGCTGTCTGTACCCGTCATTACTCTGACTGGTGGAAGGCTCATGGTTTTCGCCCTGATGGACACCCATTGGGAGCGAATCGAGGAACCTGCGATGGATGCACCGCGCATCTCGCAAGACTCACCCCCTTCTATCCTGAAGAAGCGTACCTACAGCTTCGGACACGCATTGACCCGAGAACAATCGTAAAAGGAGTTTCTTAACATGAAATATGCTGGTTCACTGACTGGGCTGGCAGAAATGCAGACAGGCCGCTATTACATCGGTGATAGCGTTGTACACGATCAAGTCATTTGCTACGCCGGATTGGCTGGTAATGGCTCGATTGGTGATCCTGCTTCGGTCAATGATTACACAGAGGCCGTTGGCATTCTGCTCTCCCAGGACTTAACGTATACGACAACCCAAGGCTCCGGTGGCGTGATTGGTCTAGTCACCAAAGATCCTTACCAGCTCATTCGTGGGCGTGTCTCAGGCACGACTACTGCCGGTGGGGATTGGGTCAACGCTTCAACTGCGAACGGCAATATCCTTACAGCCGAATCAGCTTCCAGCGGCGGCACCGTTATTACGGATGCCGGAGTCGGAACGTCTGAATTTGCTGGTGGTTACGCTATTGGACTAACGGGCAACAATGCCGGTCATGTCCGGGTCATCGATTCACACACCGACAATACGTCAACGACCCTGGATGATCCGTTTGATAGTGCTATTGCTACGGGAGATACCTTCCTCCGCACCTTTGCCCCGTTCTTGCAGGGCATCGAACTTGTGACTGCGTTCACTGAGTTCATGGGTGGTGGAGTTGCAGGTGTTGATTTGCCGGATTCTGGTCATGCCGTGATTCATGAAGTATGGTGTGGCGGACGGCAAATTGAAGGTTCCCCCATTTCACCTAATCGATCCCGCAATCTTATTGCTCGGATTGATTCAACCAGTAACCCGAGCGTGGAAGTTGTGGCCTCTTTTATTGACCATGCTTTCATGTCCGTTGCATAAGGAGAATAAATTATGGCTTCAACTGGCGATTTTCCTGATGCATTAGATCCTGTCTTCAGTGATATGTTCCCGGAAGGCGAAGTCTTCGAGGGAGAAGGACTCAATTTAGTTTCGACTCTTTATCAAGAGTTGAGTTCGACTCGTCCCGAAGAACGGCTGACTTCCATCAGTGGGCTGCCGAAAGCTCCCCGGTTCACAGGTTCTTTGACTTACAAAGATCCCGACCAGGGATACGATGTGACCATTACGCATATCACCAACGCGTTTGGAGTGCAGATCACCCGTCACCTTTGGGATGACGATCAGCACGACCAAATTCAGCGAATCTTTGAAGGCTTCCGGAATTCGTTCTGGGAGACTAAACAGGACGATGCTTCAGATATGTTCAATCAAGCCTTTACGGCAAATCCCCTGGACACATTCAACCATACGGAGAATGTGGCTCTTTGCTCGAATTCGCACACCACTCCGGTGAGCGGAGTCAGCACTTCAAGTGGATACGACAACCTTTCGACTTCAGCTCTATCGGCAACGGCGTTAGCCGCTGATCGGTACACCATGAGGTTGTCCAAGAACTTCCAGGGCATTCGTATCGACCGAGTACCGGATTGCGTGTTTGTTCCTGCCGAGCTGGATGATGAGGCTCTGAAAATCACTCAGACTCGCGTGGGACTGGATACTGCTGCCGGGGATGTGAACGTCCAGGCCGGACGCTATCAGGTCATCTCAAGCGTTCGCCTGACCGATACCAACAACTTCTTCACCATTAACAAGGATCTGTGCAAACGATCCCTGCTGTGGTACACCCGAGATGGATTGGAAACCGACCGCATGGAAAGTTTCGATCAGTTCAACTTCAAGGGTCGAGGTTGGGAACGGTATGGATATGGATGGTTGTTCTGGCAAGGTATTATTGGTCATTCCGTAAGCTAAGGAAGGAGGTAGAGATATGCCAACAACGGCTAAACTAACCGGCATTCCGCTTCAATCCGGCACTTTCGGAATAGGCCCGTCTTCTCTGTCGTACAACGCCATGTCGATTGGACATACCTTCGGGAATGTCTTCTTCGTGGACAGCGGCTCCGGGATTGATGATGTTGGAACGAGCGGCAAGAGTCCCAATACCCCGTTTGCCTCAATAGATTACGCCACGGGTCAATGCACCGCCAACAACGGTGATGTCGTGTATGTCCTCCCCGGGCATACGGAAAGCGTCACTGCGGCAGGAGGTCTTGATCTGGATGTTGCTGGCGTGACCTATATCGGCATGGGCCACGGAGATGTCAGGCCAACGATTGATTTCACGACAGTCGTTGGCGCGGACATGGATGTGGATGCGGCAGATATCATCATGTTCAACTTCCTGTTCACAGGAGGGATTGATGCTCTCACCGGACCCATTGATGTCAACTCCGATGACTTCGCCCTGATCGGGTGTGAGTATCGGGATGTCACGGGTCAGGCTACGGATGTTGTCATTATCACCGGAGATCGTTGCACGATGGACGGGTGGAAACACGCAGGGGCGGCAGCCGCAGGCGGGGAATCAGGTATCCAACTCACGGGAGCTGATTACTACACGCTGAGAAATTTCTGGATGGACGGGAATTTTGGCACCGCTGCGATTGAGGGCGTCACTACGGCTAACACAAACATCACCATCCATGATGGTTATATCAGAACGCGGAATGCCGACGATATTGCGTTTACCGGAGTTTCGACTGATACGGGTCAAATTGGCCCCAACATCTACATCCGATTACAGGATGATGCCAGCAATATCACCGAGGCCATCGGAGTCACAACGGATCTGCATTTCTTTGATCCGATTTATGTTGTGAACGCTGATACCCAGCGCGGACTCCAATGGAACCAGACGGCTTCTGCTGACTGATTCTTAGTGTTGGTTTTGCGGGGGGTTGAAAGACCCCTCGCATCCTTTTATTCCGGAGAGGAGGAATTTGTTCTATGCCCCAGAAATATCAGCCTTTTTCTGTGCGCCGAAGGATGCAGGATCGGATCAAGGAAAAGGAAAACGAACTCGATCCCACCATCAATCCGCTTGCCAAATCCGCAGGTCGGCATAATTGGGAGGAGCAGCAAAAAAGGCTTGGGCATGACAAAAAGAAACTGGATGCCATCACTCCGCCTCCGGTGGAACCCAAGGAAAGAAAAATGCTTCAAGCTCGGGTCAGGCAGTTGGAAGAAGCCATCACTCATGGCTCCAAGTCCCTGAACATTCCTCCGATTCCAAGCGTCCACCAGATGCAGGACAATACGGATGGTTCGACGGACCAGCATCTCCGTCATGAGAACACCTGGAAGCGCAACAATCTGGACAACAAAGGTAAGTTGGTTGTCGCAAAAGACAACTACGGAGCTTCGCTGGAACTCAAAGATCTTTACCTTCGGCTTGCCGCTTCAGATGGTGATGAGGAATTTCGTCCAGGCGCAGGATCACTGGAACAGCTTCGCTCGGGTCATCAGGTGCCATTGCATGAGAACCATGCTCCTGTCCAGTTTCCCATGCCCAATACCTCCCAGTCGAAGTATGATGAAATCTGGCCTGACCATGAACCCCTGAAAAGCGAAATCTCAGCCGGTAAGTATCATAAGGAATGCCGGATCTGCGGCAATAAATCTATTGATAAGTTCACCGCGTTTTGCGAGATCCATCGTTCCGTTGTCGAAACTGACTTCCGAAAGCAGGAAGCTGTGAGTGCGTAGGAGGTGATCCTTGTCTACTACCACACTAATTGAATCCCGCACAACGACCGCCACTGAGAACGTCAACATCAATGTGCCTGACCGTGGAACGGGGGGTCCGTTTTTCCCCAATCATACTTGGAAAGCGGGCAGGTTTATCTTGAATGTGACGAATGCCGCCACCGACTCCAGTGATACTTTTGACGTTTATCTGCAAAGTGGGGTGAGATCCCCCAACGCCACTTCCGCTGAAACGATCATCTGGGATGACTTCGTTCATTTTACCCAGGTGGCCGGGAACGCAACGGAGCCGATTCAGCACATCGCCACCTGGCAGCGTGACGGTCAGACGCCGGAATCCGAGATGCACATTCCCAAGACGGATGACATTTCTGCGGGTGTCGTTCAGGGGCCAATCGGTCCTTATCTAAGGGTGCGAGTTGTCGTCGTTGATTCCGGTGATGCCAACCAGACCTTCACCTGGGAAGTTATGGCGAATATCGTTGAGGAAATATAGTGTGTCGGGGAATGATAACTCAGCCTGTTCCGACCATTTATCTTGACCGGCGAATTTATACCTTTAAATCTGCCCGCCTCAATTGCGATATTCCCGTAGAAGCAAACTCTCTTGAGTCGGCTTTGTTTCGAGCCAGGAAAACAGATCAGAAATTGGAACTCGATGATCTAGTGGAAGCAAATAAAACTCATGATTAAAATTTTTTGCAATGCCTGTGAGCGTCAGCTCAGTGAATTGGAAATTGAAAATTCCGCCAGGAATTCGGCCAAATGGCTC